GCATAACCTGCTGACGCGCCGCAAAACCAATATGCTCAAAAACATGGGCCGTAACCGCTGCCAAAGCAGCAGGGGTATTCTGTATAAGTGGCAGTTTGACAAGCTGAACGTGCATTTGGATGTGTGCCATGTGGTTTTGTTCTTCAAACACCTGCGGCACAGGCGCACCATTCGGCACATTAATCAACTGAGCATTTTCATTCGCAGGGCCAGTAGGCTGTGGCGGCTGTTCTGGCTTAAGAATACCATCAATATCCTCTACACCAAGCGCAGCATACATACGCCGCAAGGCCTCACGCATATTATGGCTTGCAGGGTCAGACTGCGCGAGCTTCAGTTGCTCTTGGGCCAAGGTAATACGCTGTGTCATGCTGAAAATATTCGGGTCTGATACCGGAATAATGTCAATACGACCGTCAAAATCGCTCTGTTTTATGCTTTTATCACCACCAATGACCTCATAAGGGTACTCAGGGGGCAAATAATCAGCAAAAACCTGCGCAAGCAGCTTCAATTCCTGCTTTAGGGCATAGTGCAACCGCTTATGCACCGCTGACATGACCCTACCGCCGCGTTCCAACACGGCAATAGTGGTACCTACAGGCATTTCTTGGTTAGTGTCGCCCATACCAAGGTCAGTTGTACCAATAAACTTTTCAGCCGCCGTAATACAGAACCCTAAAAGCTGATAAAGCGTCGCGCTAGGCTCTTTATAGGGCAATGGCATAAGGTTAGCTGCCAAATCGCCTCCGGGAGCGTCAACATCTCGCCACTCTCCGGGCTGCAAAGGTTGCCCGCTGTCTTGAATACGTAGTCCTTTAGCCTTAAACCCCGCTGGAAGGTTAGCTAAGGTTCCGGCGTCGATTAGTTGCCGCAATATGCTTGTTGCACTGCGGCTAAGATTACCAAGCAAATGCACCAACCCAAACCCGTAGAAGCCAAGTCCAGGGAGCATCTTGTAATGCACAAAATATTGCTTCTTACGCTGCTTAGGATCTTCCTCACTGTAGTTTCGACGAATTGACAAAACTTCGCCAGAACCTTTTTCAACAGTGATAATGTACGGCAACCGCAAGCCCGAAGGCTCGCCATCTTCATCCATTATTTCAAATCCAGGAACTTCCCAGTTGCAATGGCACTCGTACAACACGTACTCTTCGCTTATTGCAGACGGCTCAACACCCCTGATCTTGTCTTCTTTTTGGGTAATATCGTCAGCTTCGTACTCAGTTGGGTCACCGATTTCAACATCACGATAAAAACCGTTCAACTGCTGCCTACGCAAGTCGTTCTTACTTATACGTATTACGTGCGTTACGCGGTCGGCTGTAAACAGATCCTTTGCATTGTACGGTACAATAAGATCTTTAGGGAAAATAACCGCGCTAGTCGCCCTACCCAAATAGCTATCGTAATAAACCTTCTTAAACGTACTACCACCGTAACCAGTGTAATAGAGCATTTGATCGTATTCAGGATCATACTCTTCCATTACCTCGGTAATCTGATAATTCATAAAGGCTTTAACGCGGTCGGCCTGTGCCTGAATTTCAGGGTTAACCATACCAACAACACGGGTACGCACCGGACCCCCCGCAGGTAGGAGTTCTTTATACGCCTGTGCCTGAAACTGCGTTACGGCCTCGTTTAAAATAGGGTGGGTTACACCTGTTGCCCCCGCAAACGGTTCAGTACGATCCTCATAGGTTAAACCAAGCAGGGTCAAACCTTTTTCATACGAACTCCGCCATTCTTCACGGCTGGAATCATCATCCTCAATCAACTGGCAAAGGTCACTGCTCAGTAAGCCAAGGTCACTTTCATCCATACCTACAGCAAGGTTATCGCCAAACCCTATACTATCGATGTCTGTTGGCTGCGGACCCAACGTTACAACTGCACCACCGTCCTCTGTCATTTCAACAGAACTGTCTTCCATGCCCATAAGGTCTTCAGGGGGAAGAGCCTCAGCAGTTTGGTCGTCTACGATTTCGATATTATCAGGTAGGGCACCATCAATATTGGCATAAGGGTCTTCGGGCAACTGCATCAACGCGCCATCAATATTGTTATAAGGATTGATTGCCATCAGTAATATACCCTACTTTGTGGTAAACCTACGCTATCATCAACGTAGTCTTCCGGATGTGTAATGAACCCGCCCTGCCGAAAACGCATCAATGCTTGCGTCATGGCGTCAACCATATCATCATGCTCGCCAAATGGAAAGGCCGCGCACTCTTCAATTACTTCCTCGGCCCAACTGGCTTCGGGTGCCCAAACCATACCACTCTCAAACAACGGGGCAACAGCATTCACGCGGCTTATCTTATCGTTACCCCTACTTGGGCTAAAATTAACTACAGGTATGCCCGAGGCCCGCAACTCTTGAGTCAAAGGCAACCCCGCCGCCTTACTCTCGATTAACACTGTGTCGGGTTCCCAATACTGGTACTCTTCCAAAGCTACACGCTTAAGTTCAGGGAATTCCCACCTGCCCTTTTTGGCATCCAATAATATCACATTGGCAGCTTTATCTTCTGCGGGGTAAAACACCCCCCACGTTTGTATCGCGCTAAAATCGGCTGTCTGGCTTTTCAAAAAGGCAGTATCGTAGGTTTGCATCACATACTGCAACTTCGGTATTTTTTCTTGCTGCCATATATTCCACCAACCACGCTTAATAATACTACTCATATCCGCGGTAGGCTGCTGCATATATTGCGCTTGCCACTTTTGCAGTTGGATACTGGCCTTTACACTTTCTAACTCCTCCAACTTCCAGTACTCAGGCCACAGCGGCTTGCCACTTTCCAATATAGCAGGGAACTCAATCATTTCCCACTTATCGGCCTTTATATCCATGGCACTTTGCTTAAGTAACTTGGCGGTCAAATCCAACTCTGACCAACGAGTCATAACCAAAACAATCGCAGCTCCCGGCTGGAGCCGTTGGCGCGGGCCACCTTGGTACCATTCCCATGCGCCCTCCAGTGCAGCAGGGCTCATTGCATCCTGCTCGGAGTGGGGGTCATCAATAATAAACAAATCTGCACCACGGCCCGCGATATTACCGCCAACACCCGCAGCGTAATACTCACCGCCACCATCAGTTTCCCACCTATAGGCCGCCTTACTATCACTACGCAACTTAACCCCGAACACCTTCTGGTACTCGTCAGTTTCCATAAGGTTCTTAACTTTACGCCCAAACCTTATACTTAGGTCAGCGGTATGGGTTGCTTGCATAATCTTTAAGTCTGGGCGTCTACCTATCATCCAAGCAGGGAACAAGTAACTTGCAAACTCGGATTTCGTATGGCGGGGCGGCATATTAATAATCAACCGCTTTATTTTGCCATTGGCTATATCTTCAAACTTCTGGGCTACAATCTTATGGTGCCTACCCGCTATGAATCCGGGCCACACATACTTAACAAAATCTAAAAAACTGTCCTTAGCTTTTTCAGTCAACGTTAAACTTGCACCACGCTTTAGCAACTTAGCTAACCGCTTGGCGACCTCGTCGGGCATGGCATTGGGGGGCATCGTTACGCGGGGGGTCATATTTTACAACCATTTTACTTTTGGTCAAGGATAAGGGATTTCGTATAATCTGCATCTGACTTAAACTCAGACGGAGGAGAGTTTATGTTTGGCTCAAACTGGTAAGCAAAAGGACTCAAATTTGGTGAAGGTACGCTGCTTACAGCTTCAGGTTTAACAAGTCGCCCAAAAGGAATAATTGGCGGGGGGTTATTTGCAAGTTCTTTTGCAGACATGTTTTTACGTAATTCAGCAAGCCTAGCTGTAAACTCACCAAGGGTAGAGTAGTATCCTACATCGCCTTCTTTTTCAGCTCTAGCAAGAGTGCCTTCATATTCTTTTTTCTTATCTTTATACCACGCTATGTCCTGTAAATCCTTGCCACTTGGTGACTTTAAGAGCTGAAGTTTTTCAATTTCTGCTTGAGTGTTAGTTATCATCTGCGCGATGGAATCTTTACGATCTTGCGGCATATCAAAACTTTCTGGCGCGGCACCCTGTGGTTTATAAATTCCTGCACGACCTTCCAAATCAGAAATCGCATGATCGAGTTCATGGATCATGGTCCCGGATGCGTGTTCGCTAGAGAAAAAATCTTTAGCAGATTTTGCATTTGCAAAAACAATCCTATTATTTACCACATCCCAATAGCCACCATAGTCTCCTTTTGGCGCACTAGGAAGTTTTGATTTTGTACCTTCTATAAATACCTTCACGTCTTTTAGCTGAGGGTAAGCCTTAAATAATTCAGGATGATCGTAGATATCTTCCAACTTTTTATCAGGCATACCCTTTTCAAGAAACTCTTCACGCAACTTAGCTTCTTTAGAATTATCCAGTACAGCAACTATATCATTACTCCTGCGGTAATTACTGTCGTTAATGTGCTCTTTACCTGTGCCCCCTAAAAATTTCAAAACATCAGATGGTTTGCCCCAAGTCTCAAGGTATGCTCCTGGATCATCTCTAATACGTGCAAGTTCAGTGGTATAATTGTCATAGTATCTAGGGTTAGCATTATAGCTTTTCTTGTAATTGCTAACTACATAGTCTTCAACGGCTCTATCATACTCTGCCTTTGTTATAACCGTACCGTCGATAGGGCTGAGCTCACCCAACGCATATTTTTCCTGTAACGCCTGTGGGAGCTCATCAGGGGATATATCCATTATATCCTGCACATCTTCATGCCCATAACCACCAAGGCGTTTCAAAATGTCAGGTTTATCCAACTCTACACGGGTGCCCACAAGCAGCAACGGATCAACACGAACTTTGCGCAGGAACTCTTCATCTGACAAATTGTAAGTTTGGGTAATGTCAGATTTAGGTTTAGAGTCTTTTGATAGGAACCTAACAGAATCTAAATTCCCATCTCGAACATAAATATCGTTAAGCTGTTGCACAGCAGCAGTAGCATAATCAGGGATTAAAACTTGGTAAAAAGAAGAGTTATCGCCAACAAGTTTCTTTAAAAAATCAGGTTTCCAACCCGCACCTTTATCACTTATTTCACCTAGCAAGGTGCCATCTAGCAAACGGGCTACACCAAAATTTTTATACAAGTCATCCGATGCCATAGCAGGGTATTGATCAGCAGTGTCAAACGCAATCCTGCCACCCTTTTGGTAAAGTCCCTTTTCCATAAGGGCACGCATAGCTTGGTCAATTTCAGGTTGGCTAGAGTTAGGGTCCGATATAGTTTTTTTCAATAACTTTTGATTTTCTACAAACAATTTATCTAACTCATCTGGGTATGATGAACCCCTGCCAAAGAAACTAGCAAGGCCTCCAGGAGGGCTTGCTATACTACCAGCACCGCCCATTAACCCAAGAGCATTAACCACAGCTTCATTTTGGCCCTCCGGGGCAACCCTACCCGTTACAGGGTCAATCACAAAAGGAATATCCCCCTGCAACAATCTTCCCGGATAAGTAACCGTATCATACACACCCGTTGCTGCATCAACTGCGGTTTGCTTAACAGTATCTACAGGGGCAGCAACAAAACGTTTAGCATAATCCTGCACAGCCATACGGGAATTATGCACCATATCCTTATACCTTTGCCACGCATTATCCAAAGTGTACGGGTCGGCCATCGGCTGAAGTTCCCCCGCCGCTGCTTTAATCATCCAATCCGGCGGGGCTTTTCCAGCCGCAGTCATCGCTGCCATGTATTCCGGCAGGTCTTCAATAGACACACCCTCATCAAAGGGGCTGGGAGAGGCTACCATAGCCGCGTAATAATCTTTTTTAGATAACGGCTTCTGATTAAACAACTGAAGCTCATTCATATCGTTAGGGGTTAACCCCGAAGCAAAATAATCTTTAGCAGATTTTGGGGGGGCCGCTGCCCTTGCAGCAACTTCAGCCTCACGGGCCGCACGGCGCTCGGCCAATAATTGCGCTATACCAGTATCTTCAGGCATTTGAACACTCCCACACTACACCACCCATACCAAAAATCCACATAGGGGGCAACGGGGTACCTTAACCAATTTTATTCGAATACGGGGTGGATAGGGTACCTTTGTCCTTTTATTTCGAGTACGGGGGTGGATAGGGTACCTTAACTTGCCTAATAGGGAAAAGGGCCGATAATTTTTGAAATT